TACGGCGAAGATGATTAATTGGTACAACGAAGTCAGCAGGAACCTAGCAAAGATACCAGACTGCGTGGCATACTTCGACAAGGAATTGATCGAGGCCAAGAAGCAGTGCAAGATCTACGGTAACCTAGAGAGAGCCAGTGCGGCACTACCGGGCATAGTGGAAGAGAGATTCAGTCAACTGCAACAACTAGAAGCGATATTAGAATATCTAAACATCGAGTTGAGGAGACTGAGATCAAAGACTTTCAGGAAATACTTAGAAAATTACAACAGGGCGTTATCAAGCAGAGATGCCGAGAAGTATGTGGACGGCGAAGACGATGTTGTCGACATGGACAAGATCATAAACGATTTCGCATTGATAAGGAATCAATGGCTGGGCATAACCAAAGGACTGGACCAGAAACAATGGCAGATAACAAACATTGTGAAACTGAGGGTTGCGGGAATGGAAGATGCCGACATCAAATAGAATAATACTCACAGACGTTGACGGGGTCTTGTTAGAATGGGAACACCATTTTTCTAAATGGATGTCTCTTAGGTCATATTTTGATGAAACAGGAACGAGATATTATCCATATAAACAACTACCAGACATGCTGGACGAATATGACATGGCGACCAGGTATGGGGTCAGCAAAGACACAATCAGACAAGAGATAAGGGAATTCAACAGGAGTGCTTGGATGGGTACACAGAGACCAATGTTGGAATCACAGACATGGGTCAAACTGTTGGCCGCCGAGGGTTGGACGTTCATACCTATCACATCGCAGACATCAGACATACCAGGACAACAATTACGTAAGAAGAGATTGGGAGAACTGTTTGGAGAACATATATTCACAAATTACCATATACTGGGCACAGGAGCGGACAAAGACAGTGCTTTAGCGGAGTTCCATGATACCGGACTGTATTGGGTGGAGGACAAGCCAAAGAACGCTGTACTGGGGCTCAAATACGGTTTAAAGCCTATATTAATAGACCATCCATACAATCAAGACCTAAATCATCCTGATATCATCCGTGTAAGTAATTGGCGGGAAATACACCAAATAGTTTCAGGAAGAAAATGAAAATTTACGTAGGGCACGACAGCAGAGAAGACATAGCATACCAGGTTTGTGAACATTCAATAAAACGCAGAGACCCGTCAGCAGAGGTCATCCCTCTCAAGCAAAAACAGATGCGGGACCTAGGACTGTACACCAGGCCTGTGGACAAGTTGGCATCAACAGAGTTCACGTTCACAAGATTCTTCGTTCCATACTTGAACGACTTCAAAGGGTGGGCGGTATTCTGTGACTGTGATTTCCTTTGGAAGATTCCAAGTCAGGAACTTGTGAAATATTGTGATCCGTCGAAAGCGGTTGTGGTAGTGCAACACGACTATGCACCTAAAGAAACAACTAAAATGGATGGACAGGTGCAGACATCATATCCAAGGAAAAACTGGTCAAGCATGGTATTATGGAACTGCGAACACCCCAAGAACAAGATTCTTACTCCAGAATTACTGAACGAAGAGTCACCAAAGTTCCTACATAGGTTCAGTTGGCTAGATGACAACGAGATAGGCGAGATGCCGGCGGAGTACAACTGGCTAGTGGGTTGGTACGAGGAACCCAGAGATGGGACACCAAAAATACTACACTACACAGAGGGTGGACCATGGTTCGACGGATATCGAGACTGCGAGTACGCCGATGACTGGAAGAAGGAACTGATAAATTTATTCAGTTCGTAATAAATCCCTCAGAGCATTTACATCTGCTTGTAGGTGTCTATCCCTTACTTTTGTCCAAACAAATTCATCCCTTTGAGAGATGTTAAAATTTTTTCGTATCTGTTTACCGGCATTATCGTCGATGATCTTTTTAGTTTTAAATTCAACAGTCGGCAGGTACAAACATCTATTAAGTTTCCTCGCAACTTTCTGCGTGTACGAATCAACGTGCCAGTGCCAGAAGAACGCAGGAGCAAGATAACCTAAGGTATTAGTCCAATTTTTGTGTACTGCGAAATGTGCCGCTGGTAGTTTCTCGTCAGGCCACAGTGTAGGTTCTTTACCTAAATGCTTGTTCCTTGGTCTACCATCAGAGGGCACCACCATTAATATCTTATCATCATACTTGTCAATTTCATCTACAATTAATTGATCCCAATTTGATGTGTTGACCCGAACATCATCCCCCATCAACATAACAACGTCATGAGATGCTTTTTCGCACATTAAATTCCAACTGTAACAAGTGGATTGGTTTGGTCCAACCGTATAATGTTTTTCGTCTAAAAGATCCTTGTACTCTTCTAATTTTTCATCATCGTCATTGAGATAAAATAAAAATTCTGTATTGTATTTTTGTGTGGCAGTAGCAGTATCTACTAGTCTCTTTGCTAGTTCTGGTCTGCCTCTTGATGGACAACAGAACGAGATCATATCAACTTGTTCTTCCAGGTGTCTGGTGTGATATCGTTTACAATTTCTAATGGCAAGTGATATTGAAACTTTTTTGTGCCTCTGGTTCTTATGTATTCTGCTGTCTTTTTAACTGACTGTCGCATGTTGGTTGCTGTGTTATAACCTAATAAGTCTCTTGCTTTGTCTGATGAACACACTGCTAATTTGACTTCTTTGGGTCTGTCTTTGTGATGTATTGGATCTAAATTAAGTCCTGTTTCATTAGCACAGGCTTCTGCTAACTCATTGATTGTTATAGGTTCTTCGTCTGGCCCTATGTTGATTACTTCACCAACAACATTATCTTGAAACGCAAGTGCGTTCAAACAATACAAACAATCATCAATATAACTGAAACATCTTTGCTGTTTGCCATCTCCGTATATAATTGGTTGCTTACCTTGTAACATTCTGTTCAACATGATGGACATAACGTTTCTAAAGGGATCATCATACTTCTGTCTTGGTCCAACAATGTTGTGTGGAACAGCAATAACATACTCAACACCATGTGTTTCACATAAATTTCTCAATACATCTTCGCCTGCCTTCTTTGCAATACCGTATGGATCTTGGGGACGACATTCATAAGTTTCTTTGTAAGGCATTTCATCATGATGGCCATACCTTGCCATGCTTGAACAATACACAATACGTTTGACTTTGTTTCTTATGGCCGCTGTGATAGTTGTGACTGACGCTTCAAATATATTTCTTGTAACAAGCACAGGAGAGAACACTGACAGTCCTTCGTATGCCGTTGCGGCAGTATGATAAACTATGTCACAGCCTTCCATGGCTTTGGTCATGTTTTCTAAATCGCAACAATCCACTTGATGGAACTCAACGTTTTGGGGAACATTATCTGTGTATCCACCAATCATGTTATCATTACCGGCCACAGTGTGACCTTCTGATATCATCAAATCTGCTAGATGGGAACCTAAGAAACCTGCTACACCTGTGATAAAAATTTTCATTTGAAGTATTTAATTTAGATTATGCACGGTAAAAAACTTTGTCTGGCCAATGATCCATTAACACTTTGAATCCTAAATCTCCTATAAATTTTTCAACCACAATATTATTACTACCGTATTTTTTGGTATTATTGTTTAATTCTATCATTAGATATTTTACATTTTCCAAAGTTTTTGTTGCACCTTTCAGCACTTCCATTTCATATCCTTCTACATCAATTTTGATCATATCTACATCCTCATATGCCATATGATCCAATGTAATCATTCGGATATTACCTTTATCATTGACTCTCTTTGCCTGTGTAAAATTATCTTCGGTCAATGATATTTCTTTTAGTTGAGACCCTACAGCCTCCATTCTTGCTGTACAATTTACAGTACAGTTACGCTGTAAACATTCAAAGTGTGTTTTGTCAGGCTCAAATGCAATTACTTTCCTAGCAAATGGTTCAATGGCTTTTGCCCATGTTCCACACCATGCACCCACATCAATGACTGTTTTCATTTCTTTTGTTTGAGATTCGCAGTATTTTAAAAACTTATTCAAACATTTGTTCTGTGTGAAAGGTGCTCCTGCTTTCCATTTTTCTATATGTACATCATTAGATGGCACCCAAAAATCATTTACTTTTTCTATCTTCATAGTATGCCCTTGTCCATTAATATTTCTACTGCTGTCCCGTTGGCTATCTCCTCCGGTGTGAACTGCTGGTATGCTAGACTGTACAACCAAGGTTCTGGTCCACCGTAGTAAGGATTTTCTATGTCTGACAGTTCCACGTTGCCAACAT